ACTAAAAACTGCAGATTGACTATCAACAACACCCAAAGAACCTAAAGTTGTTAAATCAGGACCAGTAGGATAACCACTAAATGGTATACCAGCCTGTATTTTACCATCGAAACAAGCAGTATTACCTGTTAATATAGTTGCTTGTCTCGCTAAGTCTACTTGGGTTATTAATTTCTTTTCACAATCCGACATATTTTTACCTTTAATAATAAATATTTAGTTTTCTGTTATATTTATATAAAAAACTTTAAACATGAATAAAACATATAAAAAGTCCGATATACATAAATATATTGAGGAAAAGAAAAATGTGGTTGAAGAGGAAGAAGTTAATGAATTAGTTGATACTGCTGGTGCATTAATAAATAAAGATGATAACTATAAAGTAACACCTTCAGTTATAAAATCTAAAAAAACTAGTGATGATTTTGCTAGAGCGGCTACACAAGGTCCAGAAGCATATTTTATTTATGGTGGTCCGTATTATGGGATTAATTATAGTTATGTTGTAAATGAAGAAGAAAATATAGATGAAAATATTTCTCATGAAGCATTACAAGATTTAGATGCGTTTCATAATACAAAGAAAAAATATAGTAGAGATGAAAGAGAAATAGGTAGAAAAATTGCTAAAAAAGATATTAGTAAACACTACCATAAACCAAAAGCACCGGGATATGATTTAGATCCTTCTGAAGATTGGGCAAATTATCAAATACCTTATGATACCGAATTTAATTTTGATTTTTTAGAAGAAAATAAAATGAAAGGTTTAGTAGATGAAATGTTTTTATCTAAAAAAACAGATAAAGGTATAATTAAAAAAACTAATGAACAAGATCTAGTTGGTGATAAATTAGAAATCGCAGATATTAGTGAATTAAAAAAAACTTTTGAAAAACCTATGGTTATTCATAAATTAAACCATTTACTTAAATTAGTAGAAAAAGAAGAGTTAAATGGTGAAGAATTAGCAATACTTCTCAACCACCTAATTAAAAATGTTGAGGTAGAAGAAATTAGTGAAAAACATAGAGAAATTTTAGGGGATAAGATTAAATATGGCGAACAGGAAGGATAATAAAGGTGGTAACAGTGAGTTACGTGGTAAACATTGGTCATGTCCTGAATATGTTACTAATGCACTCAGTACTGCAGTAGATAGATATGAATCTTTAAATAAAGGGGGTAAAACTACTGAAGGTTATAAAAGAGCTAAAGGAATATTACAAAATAATCTTATAGAATATTCACAAATGAAAAGAATTAAAAACTGGTTCGATTCTTTTGAAGGTAGTAATGATGATATGGAATATAGATTGAATGGTGGTAAAACAATGCATAATTGGGTTGATTCTACATTAAACAAAGAAACTGAAGCTATTAAAGCACCTAAAAAAATAAAAATGGAAACAGGAATAACCAATCAATTTATTAAGTCTCATAATAAAGATGTTAATAAAGTTAATAGGGAAACTTTAAAAATAAAGTTACCTAAAATACACAAAGATATAAGTGGACAAATTTCAAGAGGTAAACCAGTTTATGAAGAAGTAAAAAAAATAAAAAAATTAATAACGTATAAGTATAAAAAATAAAAAAATGGCAAGTAAATTAGAAGAATTAGGTAAACAATTCAGAACAGACAATATAATCAAAAATACTTATCAGAATGGTGAAGGAAACCAATATGGAGCTAAACACCCTAATGCTAAATCAGATGGGGATAATAAAGGTAAAGGTACAGGCAATTTTTTAGATACATATAATGGTGGTTCATTAAGTGATGAAATAGGTTCATCTAACGAACCAGGTTCTGGTAGAATTGCGAATATTGCAAAAAATAAGTATAGTGCAGAAAAACCATATGAGACACCATCAACAGATGATAATAAAAATCAATTTAAAGCTACTTAAATCATAATGAAACTTTACAATTTAGCAGAAAGTCTTATATTAGAAGTTGCCGCTAAGGGTGACATAATGAATGCTATGCGTAAACGTAGGATTATTGAATTAAACTATGACGATGAAGAAGATCCAGGTGGAAAAGGAAAAAGATGGATACAAATATATTGTTATGGCGTATCTAAAGCGGGAAATGAAGTAATTAGGGTGTATCAAGTAGGTGGAGACACTAAAACAATACAACCAGGATGGAAATTATTTAGAACTGATAGGATGGAAAATATGAGAACATTAGGGGGAACATTTAACGAAGCTAAACCACTATTTAACCCAACAGGAGATAAAGATATGACAAACATATATTATATAACAAAATTTGAATAAAAAAATATTATGAGTAGCGCTAACAAATTGGTAGATATATTAAGTAGATCTAAAGCGGTAATGCAAAAAACCGATGAAAATCACGGAACTACTATTAGAAACACACAAAGTAATAACTCTTTTTCTGGTGAAGAAAAAGAAATGCCTAACTTAACAGAAAATTATATTAGTAGACATTCTAAAAGTAGTACGAGATCAGTAGCACCACAAGGGGGACAATATAGAAATTTAAAAACCTCTAAGATGCCTAAAGAAGTATTAGATGCAATGGTAAACAACCCAATAGAGATTCCTGAGTCTCCTAATCATACTTTTGAATTGGCAGATGTACAAGATTTAGTAAATGAAAGTGTACCTACACAACAACCATTACCAACACCTACACCTAACTATGAAACTAATGATATTAGACAAATAGTTAGAGAAGAGATAGGGGATGTAGTTAGAGAGGTTGTAGAAGAGTATTTAGATAAATCTTTAGTAACTGAAGATATTAAAATCAAAATAGGTGATACAATATTCGGTGGTAAATTAAAACCACTACCAACAAAAAAGAAAAAAAGAGTATAAAAAGAAACCCTCCGAAGAGGGTTTTTTTATTTTAAACTATTTTCTAAATCTTCTTTTCCTTCGACAATTTGTGATTTTGCCAACCAAAAAGTTAAATCTCCAATTTTATCAATTTTCATTTTAAGTAGTTTCTTATAAACTGCAACATCTAATTCATTCTTTACATATGGTATACCTAATGTTTTGGAACAAACTGGTCCTACACCAGTCGCCTGTGATCTCCAATCCGTTAAATCTCTACCACACACTCTACAAGATGAAACATCTGAAACAGTTAGTTTACCAACTACTTGATACGCTCTTTCAGTCTCTTTCAAAACCTTACTAATAGTCATTAAAAAAGGTCTAAACTCTAATTCATTCTCTTCCGCAACTCTCTTAGCGATAAAGTTAGTGATTTTAATGTCCACATTAACCTCTTTAGGTTGTTGTGTTTGAGTTGGGTTATTAAGTTTAGTAAAAAACTTACCCGCCGCATAAAGTTGTCTTTCTGTCAATGACCCATACTTTTTTAATCCATTCTGTAGTGAATTAATAAATCCGTTATTACCGTTGTAATTTTGTACTCTGATTGTTATTTCTGAATTTCCCATAGTTATTTGATTTGATATTGTAAAGATACAAAAAATTTTTAAACTGCCAAACTTTTTATAAGTTTTTTTTTAATGTACGGTTACATCATGCTCGTGTTTAGGATATGTATCTATATCTTTACAGATATTTAAAATCTTTTCATATAAACCCATTTTTTGACTTTTAATGGTTTCCATATCTTCGTGTGAACGAATTTTATCTGAGTAGTCAAAACCGTCATACAAACCGTATAACATATTACCTACACCACCAAAAGGACTAACACCATCTATACCGAATAGTTCTGTTGTTGCCTCACCAATACTTCTTAGGGTTTCTTTACCCATACATGCGTGTCTATCAAAATATTTCATAGTTGTTTAATTTTTATAATACTAAAGTACAAAAAATTTTTTAAACTACCAAAATTTCTTAAAAAAAAACTTTAGTTTATTAGTTTTATTGATTATATTTTAATAAAATTTAAAAACATGTCAAAAATTAAAGTATTAGTAGTACCCAGTGATAGAACAGGTGTATCTTATTATCGTTCTACAATTCCACACATAAAATTACAAGAATATTATCCTAACGATTTTTATGTCGATATAGATTATACACCAGATTTAAAAAATGATGAATTTTTAAAACAATATGATTTAATTCACTATCATAGAACTTTAGGTTCGTATGAAGAAATAGAATCAGTTTTAAAAAGATGTGACGAATTAGGGGTTACAACTATTATGGATATTGATGATCATTGGTCACCAGGTCCCGATCACCCCGCATGGGCGATTATAAAACAACAAAACTTAAATAAAAAAATTGCTGATAATTTAAAAGTTTCTAGAAATATAACTACTACCACACCTATATTTGCAAAAGAAATAAGTAAATTTAATGAAAATGTATTTGTTTTACCTAATGCAATTAACCCTAATGAAAAACAATACCAAAGTAATAGCGAAAAAAGTGATAGAGTTAGAATTGGTTGGTTAGGTGGATCTTCACACTTAAAAGATTTAGAGATTTTAAATGGTGTAGTAAGTAATATAAAATCTGCAGGATTAATAGATAAAGTCCAATTTGTATTATGTGGATATGATTTAAGAGGTACTATGACTGTAATAGATAAACAAACAGGAAAACAAAAACAAAGACCTATTAAACCAAAAGAAAGTGTATGGTATAAATATGAAAAAATATTTACTGATAATTACAAAATTATTAGTCCTGAATATAAAGACTTTTTATTAAAGTTTGAGAAGGGTGAGTATGAAAATGTTAGTAATGAACCTTATAGAAGAATATGGACTAAACCTATAACAACATATGCATCCAACTACAATTTATTTGATGTGTCTTTAGCACCATTAAAAGAGAGTGAATTTAATAGAGTAAAGTCTCAATTAAAAGTAATTGAGGCAGGATTTCATCGAAAAGCATTAATTGGTCAGGATTTCGGACCATATCAAATAGATATAAATAATGCTTATGAAAAAGGAGGTAATTTTAACACTAATGATTGTAACGGTATTTTAATACCTGAAAATAAAAATCATAAATTTTGGTTTAAACATATAAAATATCTTATTGAGAATCCTAACGAAATTAAAAAGTTAGGGGATAATCTTTATAATACAGTAAACGGTAAATATGATATGAAATCTGTTTGTGAAAAAAGAGCTTTACTATATAAATCTTTGGTTGGTAAAAAAGAATTAAAAGAATTTGACGTTGTAAAATAAATTCATTATTTTTAATAAAAATTAAAATTATGTCAAAAACAATAGAATTAAAAGATAAAATATTAAAAAACAAACAAACATTTTTAGAAAAAAATGAATTGTATGGAATCTTAAATAAAGAGTTATTAGATTATTTGGGTGAAGATTTATTAACGGCACCCGCATCAACTATGACATCTTTACATAATGCATTTCCTGGCGGTTTAATTGATCATGTACTTAAAACTACTAAATATGCAATAGGTATCAATAAACTATTACCTGATAGTATATCTGTGGACGCACAATCCATAGTAAAAGTATGTTTTCTACACCAAATAGGTAAAACATTTCTTTATAAATGGTGTGAATCAGAGTGGCATAGGAATAATCAAGGAAAAATGTACGAATTCAACGAAGAATTAATTTCGATGAAAATAGGTGAAAGATCAGTTTATTATGCTATGAAATATGGTATTAAGTTAAGTGAAGAAGAATATCAGGCAATAGTAAATTATGATAAACCTGAAGATGACAAACAATCTAAGTGGTATGGTAGTACACTATCTACTATTTTAAAACAAGCTAATGAATTGGCAATAATAGAAGAAAAAAATAACAATAATGAGTGAAGACATATTGAATGAGGATTTAGAAGATAAAAGTATTGAGGAACTAACTCAGATTTTAGAAAATATAAGTAGTGTTGTAAATGATTATAGTGGTATTGAAAGATCTACAGATGAAATTCAAAATGATTTAAATGAACTTAATCAAGTAGTAGATCATTATAAAAATTTAAATGGTGGAACATTTAATGTAACAAATCCACCATTATTTGGTGTAATGAAAAATGTTACTAAATTTAATAATAGAAGTAATAATGCTGATCCTATTTATGCACATGTAGGTGATAGCGGTTTTGATATAAGAGCGTCTTTGAAAGATCCTGTCATTTTAAAACCTTTAGAAAGAAAATTAATTAGTACCGGTTTAAGTTTTGAGTTATCACCTAATACTGAATTACAAATCAGACCTAGAAGTGGAATGGCACTTAAACATGGTATTACAGTATTAAATACGCCTGGTACAGTAGATGAAGGATATAGAGGTGATGTTGGTGTGATATTAGTTAATTTAAGTAATGAAAAATATACTGTTAATGATGGTGATAGAATTGCTCAGGGAGTTATTATGAACGTAATTGGACAAAACATTTCAGATTTAGTTAATAGTAATAATTTGAGTGAAACCAAAAGGGGAGGCGATGGATTTGGTTCTACCGGCAAAAAATAAAATAAATGAATAAAAAAAATAAATCTGATTTATTAAGAGAGATAAGGAGAGTTAAGTTAGAAATTATTATGGGTGATCGTAATGGACATATGATGTCTAAAGATTACGAAAAAAAATTACTAAAATTAGAAGAAGAACTAAAAAAAATCGAAGATGATTAGCGTAATTTACTCAACTAAAGAAAATAAAGATAGTCACATAGAACATATAAGAAAAACTTCTGGAATACATA